TTAATCTTTGTAATTCTTCTTTAAGATCTTGTTGAAAGGTAGAATTTAATTTTTCTACTAATCCGTCAAGATCTCTAATTAAAGCATCAGCCACTGGTTGACTGTATTCTTTACTAGGTCTTGTAAATGCTAATGTTATTTTTGCCATTATCTTCTTCCGTCTGGTTGTATATCTAACCTAAAACTTCCTAATTTCCAATCCTCAGATGACCCTGTATTTGCTACCTTTAATGCTACTGATCTTCCTCTTGCTCTTGTATCTACTTTAGTCGTAGATGAAGTAATTGTAAAGGGTCCAAGTGGTGAACTTGCTTGTGAGTTATTTGAATAATTTCTTAAATTTAAAGTCACTTGTGTATTACCTGTTTGAGATAAAAAGTCTGGTATAAATCTTCTTATCTTCATAATAAATTCTCCGTCTCCTCTAAGATCAGCTCCTCCGCCCTGGCCTCTAGTAATATCAAAATCTCCAGATTCTATATTAGCAGCTACAGTAGTTGTTGCTGCAGACTTAACTTGATCTGTTCCTGTTTCGTGTTGATAGTATGTTGTTGCTCCTTCAGTATTTCCAACAACATCATAAGATGTTCCTGATGCATCAAAAGACGTTGCATGAGGTAAACCAAATACAGATGAATCAACCCAAGTTGTTCTAGCTAAAGATCCTGTTGTCCATATTGGTCTTTGTGGAGTTGACTCCATATAATTATAAGTGACTGATCTATTAACAACTTCAGAAGACTGAGTTGGATAGAACCAAGTAATCTCACCAAACAAATTATTTAAACCTACATTAATTAATTGTGATGCCGTTGTATTAATATCGTCAAATACGTAATCTTCTACTAAACATGTCATGGTCTCAAGATTACCAGAGTATTTAAAGAATCCATTTTCTGAGAACCAATATGCAGCACCATCTACTTCTAATGCAGCATTCTGTCCTATCAATCCACAGTTTGTACCTACTTGTGCAAAACCAAATGTAAATGGTGGACCAATGAAACGCATTGTAAATAAAGATGTATCTGTCCAAACATAGATTGCATCCCTACCTCTAACCGCTCCTACAATTCTAGATCCATCTGCAAGTCTTTGTGTACCAGCTGTATTGGTTGCTGTCGGTGTATAGTCATTAATGTTTTCTTGATCAGAGAATCTAATAAACATATCGTCTTGTGTTGATGGATCACCGATCGTTGTTTCTGTTCCAAAAAAGACTAAGTGTCTATCTGGTGTAGATACTAACATATCACGTGACGCTGTTGGTGCACCTGAAATAATAGTTGCTCTTGTTGCTACAGCGTTAGCTGCGTTTGAATTCCATTCAAAAACTTGTGCGTTATGTATTAAAGCTATAACGTTATCTCCAAAATTATCAATAGACCACATTCCTGGATCTATAACTAAGTCACCTGATGCTGCTTCACCCCATGCTACATAGTCAGATGAGTTTATAACCGTTGCTCCATTGGAGTGAGTTGCTGCTGTTGTATTTCTTACACCTCTTGTTACACCTGTTAATGTATTACCTGTAATACCTGTGTATGATATTTCTTCTGATCCAATCTGAACAAAGTTTGTACCTGATGATGGAAATAAAGATGCATCACTTAATACAACAGTAGTTGTTACAGCATTGATACCACCACTTAAACTTGTAACAGCTTCTCCTGATACAGTACCACCCCATTGTCCTAGACCATAACCAAATCCTGGTGCTTGTTCTGCTGGTCCAACGCTATAGTAAGCTTGAACTCTAATACCTCCAGATGATGAAGCGCCTGATCCTGTTTCATTTGAAGGCATAGTAATGGTAATCGTTGAGGAGTTTACTACAGTTGTGACCATAAATTTTTTATCATCAAAATCTGTTGCTGTATAATTTGAATTTGTAATCGTTGTAAAATTATCTAAAAGAATAATGTCTCCTGCTACAAGATCATGATTTCCAGAAAAGGCTATCTCTACAACAGCTGAACCATTTGTTGTTGTAAAACAATTTGATAAAGTTGAGGTTGCTCGAATCGGGTGTATGTCATAGAACACACCACCTGTGTAAGCGTATAAAATTCTGTTTGTACCAATAATAGAAAATTTGTTTCCTGATTTATTGACAACATGATGCATAGCTCTTGCTGCACCCGTCATATCATTCTCACCTAGTTGTAACCAACCGCCAATCTTCTCAGGTGTATTGTACCTAAATCGAACATTATCACCATCAACCCATTGCCCTTCAGCTTGTGTAGGTGTCAGTTGTTTATTGAATCCAGGCAAAAAGTTTAGTTTTTGTAACATAAGTCTCCAGATTATATTAGATTGCGCTGATTATCAACGTTATTTGGGTATGCCCAACATAGGTCTTTTATCATACAAATTGGTTTTTGCAAACCTTCCATCTGCATGATTATAGTGTAAAAACACTTGTCCGCAAAGCTTTCCTTCAAAAGGCTTTCGCCAATGCTCTAATTCACAACCTGAATAGATAAGCATATCGCCTGGGTTTAAATCTACTCTTACACCTTCTGGAGCGTTTGGTTTATGTATGTTTCTATATTCATCAATAACATTATTAGCTCCTGTTGGATCTAAATAAATAGCCCATGGATCTCCACCTAGATTTAATGTGGTAGATATCTCACAGCTTGGTCTATCTTTGTGTCTCTTTAATTCAGCGCCATGTTGATAGACTCTAGCATAAGAATAAGTAGGTACTAAATTTAAACCTGTCTTTTCTTTCATCACTGGTAGGACCTTCATTAACAAAGTTTCCATAACAAAATCTGCATATATGGAGTATACTCCAGGAACTTGTGGATCATCCCATCTTCCAAGTATAGGACTATTTGCTGTTATATTGTTCTTATACATAAAAGAAACAGCATCTCTTTTAAGTAAAAAATAGTTATAGCAAAAGTTTGCTAAATCGTATGATACTGCGTTCCTTATAACTGTATATTTATTGAAAGCCATCTTGTAAAAAATTAAAACTTACTGATATCCTTATATCATCTGATTCATTCGTTTCAACACAATGCTCCAACCAAGATGGAAACATTATGATTCTATTTTCTTGTGGTTGAATATGTATTTCAGGTGCTAGATGTAAAGGTATTTCGTTTTTTCTAGCAGGTTTAATAAAATGTGTTCCTTGTCTAGGATCATTTAGTTTTAACAATCCTGAGTTTTTTGGTACTTTTATATAGTATGCTCCACTAAATAAACTATTAGCATGAACATGAGCTCTGTTTAGAGATCCTTTATAATTTATGTTAGCCCACATATTACCTAATCTAGGTTGTCTTTCTAAAAACTCCTCTTTGTAAATTTCACGTTGCATTTGATATAATTCATCTACAAGAGGTTTAAATACAGGTATGGTGTGCATGTTAGTTGGACTATGCCATCCCTTTACATTCGTTTTAAGAAGACCTTTGTCTTTTTTAGACCATTCTACGATTGCATTGGTTAGAAGATTAAGATTAAGATTAATATCTTTTGCATAAACAAAAGTTGGAAAGAAAGCTTCTTTAATCACTTAAACGGTTCTCCTCCAAACCACATAACCAAAGATTTTCTAACACCTCTGGTTACAGGTACAACTCTATGATTTATAAAACTTGCAAAGAATACAGCATGACCTTGTTTTGGTCTTATAATATTACCTGGTTTTTGTATTTCTAAACCACCCCCTTCAAATTCACTTTCATGAGACAAGACTAATGTCATTGATATTTTTCTAACAGGAGGTTCTTTTGACATATTAGTATCTAAATCCATGTGCCAATCATAAAAACCACCTTCAGGATATTCTGTATATTGAGCGTTTTCGTTTATTTCCATATTCTCAAAACCAAAATGTCTTTTGTTAGTCATCCACATAGTTTCTTCAAGTGCTTTATACATGGGCACAGCTTCTGGGTTATTAAATGGAATCCAACTAATATGTGATATTCTTGTTTTAGTATCATAAACTCCTGTTTTTCCACCTCCAACTTGTGCGTTTTGTGGTGGCATGGATCTACCTATTTTAGATATAATATTACATTGCTCTGGTGTAAAAATTGGTGTCGTAGTTTCAACTATATACGATTTCCAATTTGGTTCTTTTTTAATCATTCTGCTCCTCTGTTTCTAATTGGGTCATATTTTACATCGCAGTTTGCTGCTAACGTTCTCCTTACTTCGTTTGTAGAATTAAACGGATAAACACAGTGTCTAACATCATAAGGAAAAACATAAAAATCTCTAACTTGTAATCTAGGTGCATAATCAACATGGGCAAACTGACCGTTTGAGTTTCCAACTATTTGTAATGAACCATTCATAGGCTTATCTTCAGCTGAGTATTCTTTTCCGTAATGTGATGGTAAACCTAAAATCATTACAGATGATAGCCCTGTAAATAAATCTCCTTGATGAACGTGTAAAGGATTGTATTCATTATCCTTCATTTCATTAACCCATATAGAAGTAAGTTTTACTTGATAGTTTTTAATTTTGTTAAAATCTAAATAAAATTTATAAACAGAAGTAAACCACTCTAATACATTTTTTGATAATTTATTATGTCTTGTTATTCTGTCAGTGCTTTCTCCTTGATAAAAAAGAGAATGTTCATTTTCTATTTTACCCACTAATTGTGGATTTGCTTTTTGTAATGATTTAAAGTTAGACTCATATGCTTGATTGATTGCTGTAAATATATCCAAAGGCACTTCAAATTTTAAAACAGTTTGACCTAACCAAATGTAATTAAATTTCATAACTTCTTCTTTATCTCTTCTATAGTATTTAAGTAATTATAATCTTTTATTTCAAAAGTGCAATGATCAGGTTTTTCAAACATCTCGTTTGTATCATCAAACCTACCTTCTTTTATTGTGTTCATCCACACTTTAACATCATACTCTTGTCTGTCTGCATCATAAGGACAAATAAAATCTACAACAGCATGACCTTCTGCAAGAGCAGATAGACAACCCATTCTTTGAGCTTGTCTAGTTCTACCTTCTGCAGAAAAATCCCAATCGTTAAACATCTTTCTTACTTCATCAGCATTAAAATAAGCGTGCCCTGCAGATAGTTGTCTTGCAAAAGTTGTCTTTCCAGATCCTGGTAAACCAAATACTAATATTCTCATAGTTTTATATGTCCGTATTTATCTATAATACTTTGAGGTATCATTTTTTTGTATGGGTTTTCTTCTAACTCTAATTTTCCTGTCTTAATGGTGTGAAGACCTTTACCAACCACAGTATCATCATAACCTAAACCATTTAAACTAAATTGATTTAAAGAGTGAAAACGATGTGGGTAATAATCCATTTCTAAAAATTCATATATACCTTTTATTGTAGGCTCAGGTTGTGTGACTAAGTCTTCATATCTAATAAAAAAACAATGTTTTTGATTTTCAGGTTTCATTGCATTTTGTACACCTTTTAACTCTTTTGCAATTGATCCTTTCTCATTCATTAACATAAGTAATTTTTCTTCAATGTTTTTCTTGCCGTATTGATTAGGATAAGCTGTAGGTTCATTTTCAAACCATTTAATAAAAGAAGCAAGTACATCTAAAAGATCTCTCCATAAAACAATGCATTTAACAGGTTGACCTAAATGTTTTTTAAGCAGCATTAAATTACCATCAGTCATGGCAGGTCCTCTATCAATAATAGTATCTTGTGGCCAGTCTTTGTAATAATTATAATAAACAGAGCTTAAAACATTATCTAAAGATTTATGATCTTGATAATTTTTAAATACATCAGTTTCTTTTAGTAAAAATAAATGTTTCATTATTTCTAATGTTATTGAATTAGCAGTACAAGCTACTTTAGAATTTTGATTCATGATCGAGGCAAACAAAGTATTACCCGATCTTGGCATAGCCATGAGAAAAAATATTTTTTTACTCCGGTTTAACCGTACCGATTCCTTCGCTCGAAATGGCTTGTTTTTTATCGTGCCCCAGTTCATTATCTTTCTTAACTCTTTTAATTGTTTCTAGTTGTCCAACCACATTAAACACTTCAGGTTGAGAAGATCCCTCAGTTAAAGTTTTAGCTTTATTATGCATAATTCTAGCATAAGAATCTAGTTGGTGTGTGTTAACGTCTTTAGTATCAAAACTTCCGTCGTTAAATTCTTTTTTAAGTTTAGACCACATTTTTAATTCTCTCATTCTATCTTTAGCAACTAATTCTGAACTAGCCTGATGAAATCTTTTTTCATCAAGATCAATTTGATACAACTCTTTTTTATACTCGTTTTTTTCTTCTTCAACTTTCTTTTCAAGTCTTTTTATTTTAGCTGCATTTCTTCTGTATTCAAAAGATAAAGACATTAAGTTTTCTAAAAAAACATTTTGCTCTCTAACACACTGCCAATACTTTGCCGCTCTTGTTGGGTATTTTAAATCTTGTAATACTGATATTCTGGCTTCCGTCTCTGTTCTAAAAATTTGTTTTTTAGTCCAAGTGTCCCTAAGTTCACCCACCATATTTTTAAATTCTGCCACATCTTCTTTTGGTAAAATATTATGAAGATGATTTTCTTCTTTTTCTATTAAAGGTTTTATATTGCTATATTCTTTATTCATTTCTTAATGTCTTTATATCTTTTAAAAAAGATAAGTCAAATACTAATCAACGTCAATTGAAACTGTTTGTGGTGCTGCACCAGTGAATTCTTCTGTCGCGTTCGAATTAGAACCACCAGCATAATATATTGCACTTGATTGAGTGCCTCCTGGAGCTCCAGAACTTCTAGGTGTCCCTAAATTAGTTGAAACTGTCCAAGACGTGCCATCATACAATTCCGTATTGTTTGAAGAAGATCCTCCCATAGCAATAGCTGCTGTTTGAGTTCCTTGAGTCCCTCCTACAAGAGCACTTCTACCTTCATTTAATGCTCCGCCACTAGTAAAAGAGGTGCCATCGTATTCCTCTGTAGCGTTTGCTGGATTAGGTGAATTTCCTCCAAAAACTAAACCTGAAGTTTGAGTGCCTGAACCACCTGCATTTGCTCTTGCATTACTCATGGTTCCACCACCTGTCCAACTTGTGCCATCGTATTCTTCTGAACCAGTTTGAAGGGGAGTTGTGGGTGAGTCTCCGCCAAAAGCAAGTGCGTTTGTTTGAAGAGTTCCTAAACATGATTTACCACGCATAGCTGTGGATAGATTACCACCTGATGTCCAAGAGGAACCGTCATACTCTTCTGTTCCATTTCTAATATTAAAAGGTGGATAACTAAAGCCACCACAAATTAATCCTGCACTTTCAGTTCCTGCTCCACCAGACAGTTCTTTTTTTGCTATTGGTATACTAGTAGTGTTTGACCAAGTAGTGCCATTATATTCTTCTGCCGCATTTTGATTACCTGGAGATGCATTACCACCTGCAGCTACACATGCAGTTTGAGTCCCAAAACCACCAAGTTCTGTTCTTCCTGTATTTAAATTTCCACCTGTAGCCCAAGCTGCAGCAGCAAATACTTGACCTTTCAAAATTCTAGACGTTGAATTATACCAAAGCTGCCCGTCTACCGGATTACTCGGATCTGCATCTACGCTTTGAATGTTAGTTCCTTTTATGTCTTTTAATGTTGTCATGTTAAGTTGTTGTTACCGTTTTAATAGTATTAGATCCTGTTGCTGTAAATTCTTCAGTTGCTGCGGTATTAGCTGTTGTATATCCACCAGCAGCTAAGGCAGAAGATTGTGTTCCTGCTGCTGCAAAAAGTCTTCTTGCTGTACTCATACTTGCTGGAGATGTTGTCCAAGTTGAACCATCATATTTTTCAGTTGCTCCTGTATTAGTAGGTGATCCACCACCAAATGCTAAAGCTGATGTTTGAATACCACAACCTCCTAAACCATATCTAGCTGTTCCTAAGCTTCCTCCTGCTGTCCAAGCAGAGCCATCATATTCTTCTGTTGCTGTTGTAGTAGGTTCTCCTCCAAAAGCTAATCCAGCAGTTTGTGTACCTGCTCTTCCCATATTATTTCTAGCTGTTCCCATAGTTCCACCAGTAGTCCAAGTAGAACCATCGTATTCTTCAGTAGCACCTGTATTATCTGCTGGATCTTGACCACCAAATGCTAATCCTGCAGTTTGAGTTCCTGCTCCTCCTAAATTACTTCTTGCGGTTGCTAAATTTCCACCTGCCGTCCAATTTGTTCCATCATATTCCTCTGTTGCATTTGAATTAGGTGGTATGACACCTCCAAATGCTAAACCTGAAGTTTGTGTACCTGCTGATGCTGCAGCACCTCTTGCTGTACTTAAAGGATTAGCTGCTGTCCAAGAAGAGCCATCATATTCCTCTGTTGCTCCTACGTAAGGGGGAACTTGTCCACCAATAGCTAGTGCGGCTGTTTGTGTACCTGCTCCTGTTATATTTCTTCTTGTAGTAATCATATTTCCACCACTAGCCCAAGCATCAGTAATAGTTTCACCTGTGTATTTAAATTCTTTTGATGTGCTGTTGTACCAAGTTTGTCCGATATTTAAAACTGTTTGGCTTGCGTAAGGAGAGTTATCTACGTATTCTTCTGTAGAGTTTGTTGCTGGAGGTGTTGACCCTGTCCAAGCTAAAGTTAATGTTGATGTTCCGCTTCTAGCACTTCCGTGTCCGCTTCTTGCAGCTGATAAAGTAGCTGGTAACGATGTCCATGATGTACCGTTATAAGCTAATGTTGTTCCAACAACTCCTGGTGTGGAAGGCTGAGAACCACCAAACATAATTCCTGCTGTTAATGTTCCTGATGCTGCTGCACCATTATTCGCTGCAGGAAGGTTTCCTCCAGATGTCCAAGAAGATCCGTTGTATTCTTCAGTGGCGTTGTGAAAAACGTTACTTCCAGGATTTTTATCAAAACCTCCTGCCATAACACCTGCTGTTTGAAGACCAAATAAAGCGGTATCAAATCTTGCAGTTGAATTATTAGTAGCAGATGTCCACGAAGATCCATCGTAATGATTTGTGCTATTTGTAGCTACAGATGGGTTAGCACTGTTACCACCTGCATTTACAGCCGCAGTTTGTGTTCCCATGTTGTTAGCATTTCTTAGTTCTTGAGGATAACTGCCTCCATTAGTCCAACTTGTTCCTCCATATTCTTCTGTTGCTGTTAAACCAAAACCTGAAGGCCCAGGTCTTCCACCTACAATTAAGGCTGCTGTTTGAGTTCCTGTCATATTACTTTGAGCCTGTCCTCTTTGTGTACTCATGCTTCCGCCAGAAGACCAACTTGTACCATCGTATTCAAACGAACTAGTTGAGTATCCAGGTGGAGCTGTTCCTAGTGCTGCAGTTTGTGTACCGGCTCCTGCAGATCCAGGCTCTGAACTTGGATAGTTTCCACCTGCTGTCCATCCTGCAACAGAGGGTATTGGATCTTGTCCAAGGTACTGTACCTTAAATCCCTTTATGTCTTTATAGTTAGCCATAGTTATTTTAATGTAATACTTGTAGGTCTAGATCTTGCTGCTTGTTCTTCGGCTGATAAAGCATCGTAAGCTGCCTGTGCTGCTGTAATTTCTGTATCCACAATTGCTTGTGCTTCTGATTTAGTTTTTACATCACCACTAACTTTTTTTATCCAAGCATCGCCGTAGATATTATCACCAACGACCCATACATTACCAGGATGTCCTGATAAATTAAATTCCATACGTTCTCTAGCAGTAAAGAAATCTTTACCCCAGTTTGTTGCTACGCAATATTTATATGCCATGTTACTCTTCCAATGTTATGTCTTCAGGCCTATCCTGAATAGCTTTTTGTTCTTCACTTAATGCATCATAAGCAACTTGTGCTGCTGTAATTTCTGCATCAACTAAAGCCTGAGCTTCTGCTCTTGTTTTAACAGTTCCTAGAACTTTTGCAATCCAAAGATTCGCATCTCTGTTATTTGTTGGAACTTGCCAAACATTTGCAGGAAAACCAGAAGGTGAAAAAGAAGCATTATCTTGATGTGTGATAAATCCTTTTCCCCAGTTTTCAGCTACTATATATGTTTTTGTTGCCATAGTTTTTCCTCCTTATTAAGTTACGTCTATATCTTCTATTTGTAGTGTACCTGCACCTGTATACTCATAAGCATTTGCTCTATCAGGGCTTGTTCCTCCAAACGATAAAGCATCCGTTCCTGTTCCAGCGCCACCGTGACTTTGCACAGTTGCAGGAAGAGATGTTGAAGTTGTCCATGTTGTTCCATCCCAATCTTCTGTAGCGCTTGATTGTGATCCAGTGTTACCACCAAAAGCTACAGTAGAAGTTTGAGTTCCGTTAAGCCCACTTTTTAAACTAGTTCTTGCTGTGTTCATGCTTGCTGGGTTAGTTGAAAAAGAAGATCCATCATAAGTTTGTGTGACTGCAGAAACTGATCCAGTTGATCCACCAAAAACTATACCAGCTGTTTGAGTTCCAGCTGAACCTCCGTTTCTAACTGCTGTCGCTAAAGCTCCACCACTGCTAAAAGAAGAGCCGTCATACTCTTCTGTATTTCCAATAATAGTGTTACCTGGATTTGATCCACCAGAAATGGCTCCAGCTGTTTGTGTTCCAAATCCTGCACTGTTGATTCTTTGAGTAGACAACGACCCACCAGCTGTCCAAGAAGAACCATCGTACTCATAACTATTTGATAGTCTAGCTGCCGGACTAAATCTGTAAGCTCCAGCTCCAAAGCCTGCTGTTAGTGTTCCAAGTGAACCACCATTTCCTAAAGCGGTTGGTATATTACCACCTGCTGTCCAAGATGAGCCATTGTATTCTTCTGTAGTAGCATAAAATGTATTTGGTGTATCACCACCACCAGAAGCCACCGCTGCAGTTTGTAAACCAAAACTTGCCCAGAATCCATATCTAGCATCTGACATAGTTCCACCGGATGCCCAAGCTCCTACAGTTGATTGTGCAACTAGCTTAAATTTATTATCTGTAGTGTTATAAAACACTTGACCCTCTGTGCTAGTGTCTGATGAAAAGTTTTGCACTGCAAAACCCTGTATCTCTTTATAAGTAGCCATGGATTATTTATCCTTTAATAGCCAGCCTTGTGTACCATCCGTATATACTAAAGTTAAACCAGCTCTTTCTACTGATACTGTCAAGTCTGCAGCAGAACCTTGTATATTTTCAGAGTTTCTGCCAATAGTTAAATTGTTTGTATCAAATGTTCCTGCATAATCAATGAATGTAACTTCATCACCTAAAGTTGGTGATGCTGGTAATGTTGCTGTGAAAGCTGCTGATGTTGTATTACAAAAATATC